GTTACCGTGATCCCGGTTCCCGCTGTGATCGCGGCGGCCGTGTAGGTCGTGCCGTTACCGATGGGAATAAACCCATTGCTTGGCGTTGTCGTGATCCCGGTTCCACCGCGTCCAACTGGGAGCGTTCCGCTTGTCAGTTTGTCCGTGCTGTGATCCGGAATATCTGCGGCCACCAGTGCGCGAAACGCTGGAGTAGCTGCCCCGCCAGTCGTCGGCCCGCTGAACACCGTGTTGGCAGTCTGTGTGGCCAGCGTCCCTGTTAGCGTTCCCGAGGAAGTCACCGGCGACCCGCTTACAGTGATGATCGACGGCAGCGACAGTCCAACGCTTGTGACCGTCCCCGTTCCACCAGTAGCGGTAATGGTCGGATTACCCGATACGCCGTCGCCGTTGGTAATGCTGATTCCGGTCCCCGCTGTCAGCGTCCGCGTTGTCGCGGTGCCGTCGCCAGTCCGCACAATAACGCCAGTCGTAGACAATCCCTCAAGAGCCGCGAGGTCGTTGGCGAGCGCCAGCGTCGGATTACCCGATACCCCGTCGCCGTTACTCACCGTGATTCCCGCAGCCGGGGCGGTGATAGTCCGTGTAGCCGCCGTGCCATCGCCAGTCCTCGCCACCATGCCGGTCGACGAAAGTCCCTCATACGCGGCGAGGTCATTGGCGAGAGCGAGCGTAGGGTTCCCGCTGGCACCGTCGCCATTGGTTACCGTGATCCCGGCAGCCGGTGCGGTCAGTGTCCGCAGCGCCCAAGTGTTCGTACCCGTGCGCGCGGCGACACCAGTCCCCGTCAATGCCTCGATGGCTTGCAGGTCCGGAGCATCAGGGATAGCCGAAAGTAAAGGCTTCGGCAATAGAATCGGTTCGTCAGCCATTATCGCTCCGCGTAGTCATAGGTGATGGTTGCCGTGCCGCTCGTCGCGGTCGCGGTGAATCGCACGCCGTCAGTCGCCACCAAGTCCGGCGGCATGGTCAAGAGATTGGCCGTCAAACTCGTGACGCTGCCCCGGTTGCCCGAGTCCGGCTTGTCGTCGATGCCGTAGGCCGCGAAGTTGTAAGAGCCGCTTGGCCCGATGGGAGTGCTCGTAAGCACGTAGGCGCGGTCTGTGTCGTACAGCGTCCGCACCTCGTTGGAGTAATTGACCGCCCCGCCCGGAGTGTCACCCCACGCAATGGCAACGAGGCGGGAATCGGCAGGCCAGCCCGTGGTCGTGACCGTGGCAATAGCCTTGTTGTACGGCCTTTCCGGCAGGGTCGCCCCGTAATCCGTTCCAAACTCTGCCGGGTCAATCGCGACAACGGCGAGCACTTGTGGCCAAAGCGACCATGACAGCGGCGCAATAATCCGCCGCTCACTGGCCCCGGTCGTCGCCCCGATCAGTGATCGCCCGGCGTAAAGCTGATAGGCGTACTGATCCCCATAGGTCGACTCGAAGTCGACCCGGATCGACGAGGCAGAGGCCCACGAAGCCGAAGTAATGCGGAATCCGCCAAGGTATGGCGCTGCCATGTCTACGTCCTCAGTTGGCGGAAAGTGAGTTCGAGAACGGCCATCCAGCCCGAGTAGCCCGACGCAGAACTGGCACCGCTCACCGGGATTGGCCCGCGCATCCGACGGACAGAAATCAGCGTGCAATTCGCGAACGTCCGCGAGATAAGCCCGGTCTCGACAAGGCTGCCGTTTGTGTTCACGAGCGATTCAAGGTTGACAATCGCGTCATTACATGCCGACGATGTTGAATACGAATCGAATAGCGTGTGTTCTAACGTGAAGTCTCTGGCCCCGGTTTTGCCACGGACTTCTGTTGCGCCACGCAGCCCCATCGTCATCACCTCCGAGCGCAACGGTTCCGGCGCAGGGGTGAGGATTTCCCCGTGAATGCCCGGAATCGAAGTGCCGCGAAAGGTGATGGCCATGATTTATTGGCAGGACAAATTGGTTGGGTTTATCGCCGAGGCGATCCGTGCTGTGTGTCTTCTCGGGGTTCCTGTCTCACTGATCGGTTCTCTTCAAATACAAGACGGGATGCCGCTCGCGTCCGTCTGTGCTTTGTTGCTGCTGTCGCAAATCACCGTCAACGGCCTCCGGTCCCAGCCGCCGCGCTAACTGGCGTTCGTGGAACGTGTGGTTTCTCAACGCGAATAGGCGGTTTCTTTTCCGCCTTCTCAACAGCTTCGGCCGTTCGCTTTGTGGCTGCTGCCGTTTCCTTGAGAATCAGCTTCGTTTCCACATCCAGGCCACCGCCAAACGATCCGAAGGAACCGTCTGCCTTGACGCCGTATCTGGCTCCGTATCCAAGCCCAACTGCTGTTTCTGGCGCGGCTCCGAGAAACAACGCTGTGTTCGCTTCAAACCGCGATAGCATTCGCATTGCAGGCGATAGCCCGGCTTCTTGGGCCGCAAGGTCCGCCGCGTCAAGCGTGTTCTTTTCGTTGCGGAACTTTTCCGCAGCCGCATTGTCTCGCATCAACTGCAATCGCCGACGCTGTGCCGCTGGTCCGCTTGAGGCTTCGGCAGCGTCATCGGCAAACCCTTCGCGGTTAGCCATGCGCCCTTCGTAGAACCCAATGCGGTCGCGGTTATTGATAAGGTAGGACGCAGCGCTGGCACCCTCGCCGCCGAAGAACCGCTGCAATACCGCCGTGCGTTCCTTCTCCGGCAGCCTCTCAACGCCTTTTGACATCGTGTCCAGAACCTGATTGATGTCTTCACCCACCAGGTCGATGTCGTCGGCCTTGATTTGCATTCGCTTCAACAGGTCCATGCGCATCGGGTCTTCCCGTGCGCCTGTGACACGCTCGCCAAAAATCTTCAACCCAGTCGACGCCTGCTCGCCGCCCATTGTTTCACGGATCGTGGCAAACGCGCCCAGTGTCTGTTCTGGCGTCAGCTTTCCCGCAAGCCCGGAAGACTTTGCCGCGATCTGCGTCAGGTCTTCCAGTTGCAGGTCACCGGACTTGTAAGACTGCTGAACAGCGACGGCGACACGTTCAAGATTCTCGGCGGTACGGTCGAGTCCCATTGCCGAAATGAACTGCGTTGCGGACTGCGTCAACTGACCCGCGTTTCCGGTGCCCGTCTGTCCCGTACCGGCAAACAGTTTCAGCATGGCATCCAGAGCACCGCCGCTTGCGTCAGCCGACGAGAAGCCGGCCCCGGCAAGTTGCTGTGCCGTGCCTGCGGCTTCCTCGATGGTCGATGCGTTGCTGATAGCTGTGTCAGTGATCGACTTTTGCATCCCGGCTGATTCAAGTCCACGCACGCCAGCTTGTACGTTGATCTTCCGGAAAAGCTCGTCGTACTTGATCGCAGCCGTATCGGCTTGGTCGATCATCTGCTGATTGGCGTTGATAACGCCGTTGATCGCGCCCTGAACGGACACAAAACCCATCGCCATCGTCGCGAGCTTCCCGATCCCGCTGGACAACATTGAGTCTTGCTTCTTCTGCGCGTTCGCAAACTTGTCTTCCATCTGGCCAATACGACCGATGACCGCATTGATAGCGTTCTGTTGACGTTCCCACGCGGACTTCGCGGAGTTGTCGTCTGCGGTGATCTGGAATTCAACCTTTTGAGTCATAACCAGCCCGCCAAAAACAAATCGCCAATCGTCGGTTCAAACTTCGGTAACAGTCCCCGCGTCCACATGCGCACCCGCAGCAGCCGAGGGGTCACGACTCCCCCGACATGATCTCTTGCCTCAACTGCATCAGCCGTTTGCCGTCGACTGTTGCCGCCATTGCGCCGACCCAACAATCAGAATCAAGCAGACCGAGCGCATAGACGATTTCCACAGTGGCTCGGTAATTGACGGCCAGCAGTTCAGCGACGTATCGGCGACAATCACTTTCGGGAAGCACTTCACCCCGGAAGTGGCGACCGAGGCAATCGAGCGCCCACCCCGCCCGCTCCTCGATGTGCTGCCACTCGTCGCGGGTCCGCTTGATCTCATTGCCGTCCTCATCAAGGTCGAACACCGCAGGCAACGCCATCACATTCGGCAACACCCATTCGTTCCCGTCGCCCATCTTGATCGCGTGACCGCTGATGGAGTTCGCCCGTGCCAGCCCTTCCGGGTCGGGCCGCTTGTCGTTCTGCACCCCCATCCAGTAGCCGCCCGGCATCTTTCGCCATGTCTGCCGGGATGGGTCATAGACCACGGCAACCGATCGCGCAGGATCGCGACCATCGCCCCAGGTGCAGAACAGGCCCGCCCCGTTGTCCGGCGTGGTTGGAGATTCAAACCAGCGTTCGTTTCCGGCAATGCTACTCAGCCCCATCGCCTGCATCGCCGTCGCTCGGTTCGACTGGTCTGGCAGGTAGAGGAGATAGCTGTTCATTCTGGATGTTTCCGCCGAAGTCGGTTGGTTTCGTCAACTTGTCGTCAGGCATGATGTCCCCTTACGAAATCGCCGTGCCCGTGCTCGTCGTCAGCGTGCCGACGATCTGCGCCATGATGGTTGTCGTCGCGTCCCCGCGTGCCGAAACGTTTGTTCCGGTAACGTTCCAAGCACCCGTCGAAAACGAGAACGAAACGTGTTCCGTGGTCGCGAACGCGACACGCCCGCCGCCCGTGGCAGCCACCTTTTGCAAGTAGACCGTCGTCGTTCCGGACGCCGCCGAGATAAACGGGTTCAGCGTGCTGTTCATCGCCGGGTTCAACACTTCAAGTTCAATCGTCGGCGCACGCTGCGTGATGCTGACTTGCGTGTTGAAAATTGCGCCGCTCGCACGCGACCCGCTTTCGACCGTCAGGCCCGGATTGATCGTCACGCGAGTGACTCCGGCAACCGCTGTCCCGTTTGCGTAGACTGGCCCCAGCGCCAGCCGCGAGTTAATGGCAGGCGACCCGGCAAGGCTTTGCGACGTGTTGGCCGCAAACGGCGCTGTGTAACCGGGGTTCGCCCCACCCGACAACGGGATAAGCTCCAGCGTTCCTTCGGCACCGTCTGCCGCGTCTTGCGTGGCGCTGATGCTGGTCCAGTAAAGGAATCCGTCCGTACCGTTCAGCGTGACGTGGTTTGAACCGCTGGTGAAAATCCCGCCGTTTGCACGCTTCTGATACTGCACCTCGAACGCACCGGCAGCGACAGCTTGCCCGCTCGTCACGCCGCAGGTCGCCAGCACCGTCTGGATGTCGCCCGTTGTTATCGTGATTTTCGGATCGGCGTAGTTCATCGCCGCCAACGCGACATTCACGGCACCGCCCGGAATGGCGAGCATGTTCGTGACGGCGCTGTTGACCTGCACCGAACGCACGTCGTTGATCGTGGTCGAGTCGAACGAACAGACGTAAGAACCGTGGCGAAGTGGCGTCGTCATCTATGACCCCTTGCGTTTACGAACACGGCCACCCGCCGCGATGTGTTTGTTTACGTTGTCGATGTATTCCCGTCGAACAACCTGCATAATTGCTCGGTGCTCAATCTTCGTCATTGCTTCCAACTCGGCGACTCGTCGCATCATCTGAACTTGTGAACTGATTTGACGCAGCGACATGCCACGACGAACGTAAAACCGACCTGACCCACCCTTGAGGCTGAACCTCATCAGCAACCGTGCGCCTTTTGGCGTGACTCGAATTGTGCGAAACCCGAGAACCTCTTGGCGTGTATTGCCTGTGTACACATTGGGCTTTCCGTGTCCCTTCTTGATCATTTTTCGTTTTGTGTACGCTCTCGTCCGCTTGTCAAACTTGTATCGAAAAAAACCAATCACCTTAAAGTGATCTGGCATATGCTTTTCGTGATGCTCAATTGCTCCAGACTCGTTAGCTGCGCGTAACGCTTTATTGTGTTCACGAACAAATATTCGCGGGTCAGGTGTCACAATCTTTGTCTTGATGTACGCCATCACACCCACCGGCACAGGAACGCGCATGTGAAATATGGTGCAGCCGGGTCCGTCGACTGCTCCAGCACCAAGTACGGCGATTCCGCTTGAGAAACCGCCGTCAGGTTCCAATAGTTCGTTCCGTCGCCCTTCGCCGCGTTGGAGTTGGTTTCAATCTGGTCGATGATGTCGTCAACGTCGCCAGCGAACGCCAGCCATTTTGTTTTGTCGGTCGAGTAGCCGGAGTAGTAGGACTCCGGCACTTCGATTGTGAGCATCAGGCTTCCGCCTGCGCTAAATCGTATTTGTTCCTCCCACTCGGTCCCAGTCCCACCGTCGAGAATCGCCCACGGGCGGGCATCGCTCGACAGCGGATACGGGTAGTGGATGTAATCCAGTGCTGCCGTGGCATTCGCCGCCCCGGTGATCGTGCGAAACTTCGCAGACGATGCCACCAGACCGGCAAGGCCTTGGTATGAATTGACGATGCGCCCCACGAATCAGGCCCCCATAGGTCGCGCACGCCGCTGCTTGCTTTGGTCAATTCGACGCACGGTGACGACACGAAGCCCGTCGTGTGCGTTGGTGCAAGCCACCGTTTCCCAGCGGTCACCGCTAATCAACCATTGATCCTCGCGAGTGACAGACTGCGAAGCCGCGACTTGCAAACGTTTCATGCGCATAACGTCGACGCCGTGCGCCTGCTGTAACTCCGTCCCGCCATCATCGAGGTCGTCAACAATGGCGGTCACGGAAGTTCCAGAACCAGCCCCGTTCGCGTAGTAGGTCACCGATTCCCCCAACTGTTCGACCAGTTGAGGGAACCCGGCGGACTGCATCAGCGTTGAGAACTGGCTAGCCATGCTTACGACGCAATGCTGGTGAGAAGATGGCCAAGTTCCTTGTAGACGACGCGCTCGTCGGTATCGTGGCGCACTCGCACCACGTCACCGCGAATGGTTTCGTCCCGATAGCTTTCGACCGTGCCGCCGATCTGGCTGCCGTCTTCAGCCCAGTGGAACGTACGCGCCAGCGTCGGGGCCTGAATGTCCAGCGAATCCGACGTGTAACAGACCATCGCGTTCCCGTTGCTCCAGATGTTGGCAAAAGCCGCCGTCTGGCCTTCGTTCTGCGAAGCCTTGGCACCACCGGCAACAATGATCTTCGGCAAATCGAACACCGCAGAGAGCATTGCCGTTGTGATGTCCTGCGGACGGTTCGGGAATCCAGCACCGCTCGCCGCGATCAAGTCTTTCACCTGCGCACACTGCCGCAGGTAACGGAAGACGTGCCGGTTGATAATCAGCGTGTTCGGCCAGACGCCCGAGTTGTCCCAGACCTTGCGGCACGCAGCCTCAACGTCAGTGACCGGCGTGGCGCTGGCAATCGTGCTCCACGGGGTGCCAACCGCCGTCGTCAGGCTCGCACCCGTCCAAGTGGACGTGTTGAACACCAGCGAGGCGACCCGCTTTTCGTGGTTGCGAAGAACAGCGTCGTAGGCCCGCATCGCGGCGATGGTCTCGGCTTGGAAGTAGTCCGAATACAACCGGGCCTGCCGGTCGTCAATCGGTTCTTCGGCCCCGTGCTCATCCGTCGCGAAAGACGCGGTCGTGAACGTGAACTTGCCCCGGCTGTAGCCCGAACCAGGAGCGCGGGCGGTATCACGGTTTTGCAGCAACTGCTCGACCGGAATAACACCATACGTCCCCGAGGACTTGGCCACGTTCAGCACCGGCGCGACCTGAAGGCCGATAAAGCCCTCGCGGTTCATCGCCAGATCAAACTCCATGAGACTTCCGGCCAAGTCGGGCCGAAGAGTCGCCAGAGAAGAAGAAGGACTCGGCATGTTTACTCACCCCTTTCAAAGTGGAAATCCGGCGAAAATGCCGAGTGTTAGGCGTTGACCACGTAGGACGCAGCCCAAGTCGTGGTGTCCAGACCGGTGAACCGGGCAATTCCCTTACCCTCCATCGTGATAGCGGCGTTGGTTGTTCCGTCGTTGATGTCGTCACCCGTTGCCGGGTAGACCTTCAAACCGTTGGTCGCGTGCTCGTTGTAGACCTCGATAACAAGGCCCGCCTTCGCACCCGGCAGGATGACACCCTTTGTGCCGTCAGCAGCCGAAACGCTGTTGATTCCGGCGGTAACAGCAGCCGCGTCACCCTGCGCCGATCCGGTCGCCGCCACGCTGGCAACATTGGCGGGAATGTTTCGGCTCGGCAGCACTTCGATGATGTCACCATCAGCCGAAGCAGCTTCCAGCGCGATCCCGACCGGGATAAATCCCACGTCGTCAATCTTGCCGTTGGCCGCGCAATAGACGTTCGCGCCCGACGTGATCGCCGCCGCCGCGACCATCTTGAACGTGCCTTCGCCCGGCAGCAGCCGAACGCCAACCACGTCACCGCTGGCAAACGTGGTGTCCTCCAGCGTGCCAATAGCGGATGTAGTCGTGTCCGTGTAGGCGAGAACGCCAGACGACAGGCACACCAGCCGGTTTTGCTCCAGCGCGCCACCAGCGGTAAACGTTTTCGTGCATTCACGAACTTCCTGAGACATAGCAGAACTCCCGAATTGGTTGTGTTGGAGAGATTACGAACGGGCCGCGTTGGCCGATTCGATGAGCGCGTTCCGCAGGTCGGGACGCTTCGCCATGACGTGACCCCAAGCCTCGTTCCGCTGGCAGTTCGCCACCTTCATGCGAGCCGCGACGAGTTCCTCGATCTGCTCGGCGCAGTCGACGCCCTCGGTAGCCTTGCCTTCAGCAAGCGGTTCAACGCCCGGCTTGGCCTTGGCCTCCGGCTCCGGATTGGTCGCCTTCGCCTTGACCGCTTCGGCGCGGGCCGCGTCGGCATCCGCCTTGAGCTTGGCGTTGAACGCCTTGAGAGCGTCCGTAACCGTCGCCTTGGCCTCCAACTGTTCCAACAGGAAGGACGCTTCCGCGCCTTCGCAGTTCGCTTTGAGTTCCGCCAACGTGGCCGGAACCGGCTCGTTCTTCGTAGGTTCGGCCATCGCTGGCACCTCCGTATCTGGCCGCTTGCGTGCTTCTGCGTAGAAGTCTTTCACCGCTTGCGGGACATTCCGAAAACCATCCAGCTTCAACTCGGCGACGACTGTCGCTTTGCCGCTGATCTTGTCGGCGAAGCCTTTGGCAACGGCTTCGTCTGATGTCATCCACGTTTCCGCCGCCATCATTGCGGCAATATCTGCGTCCGGAAGTTTTGTCTTACCGGCGTAGATAGCAACCATTGTTTCTTTGGATTTATCCATCATGTCCGCCTGACGACGCAGGTCGTTTGCGCCGCCCTCGACGATTGCGTATGGGTCGTGAATCATCACGAAGGCACCATCGGCGATATTCACTTCGTCTCCAGCCATCGCAATAACGGACGCCATTGAGGCTGCTAGTCCGTCGATGTACACAACCTTGCGTGCTGGGTGCTCTCGGAGAGTGTGGTACATGGCGAGGCCTTGCATCACACTTCCGCCCGGCGAGCTAATCCGGACATTGATCGTGGACACGTTCCCGGCGTTGTTGAGTTCTTGCCGAAACTGCTTAGCCGTGACGCTGTCTTCTGACTCCACGCCGCCGATAACGTCGTAGATCATCAGTTCGGCCGTGTCTTTGGCCTTCAGATTGATCGTATATTTAGGCTGGCACGGCATTGCTGTTGCCCTCCTGTTGTTGTGTCGTGTTGGCGGAAGCCGTAATCGTGAACCCATCCGGCAGGGGCAGAGACAACAGTTCCCGCCAATGAACCGGCGCTCCGTCGCCATCGAAGTCACTGTTGATCTGCTGCGCCTCTGCCTTGGCAAGGCGAATCCGATAGGCGTTGTCCTGAATGGTCTCGCGCGCCAACTGGTCAACGTCGTCGCCGTGTTCGGCGTGCAATCGGCGAGGGCTGGTCAGACCACCTGACAGCCGCATGATGTCCGCTTGCGCGTCCTTGGTCGGCTCGATGTAAGGCCAGCTAGGCGAGTTCCAGACGTGCTTGAAAGGCTGAATCGTGCTGCGGCTCATCCGCTTGTTGAAGCCTTCGTCCGCCGCCATCCATTGCCGCAGCTTCCATTGATAAACCGGCGTATGAAACCGCGTGCGCAAGAGTCGCTGGTTTCGCTTCCAGCCAATCTTGGCCTGATCCAACGCCCCACGGAACCCGCTGAAATTGGTCTCGCTCGCATCGAGCAACGCAAGACATAGCGGCAACCCCAGGTTAATCGAACACAGTGTGAGAATCAGCCGCACATGCGGAAAGTAGTCCGGCCCCGGAATGTTCGGCGCGAAGCCTTGCAGCTTTTCGCCGGGTGCCCCCTCGATCATCATCCCCGGTGCGACACCCTCGATTTTCTTGACGGTGCCATCGCTGCGGGTCTCGGTTGTCTGTGCCCCCAGCGGTGCAGACGACGGCCCGCCGAAACCCTGTTCGCGCATCCGGAACACGGCAAAGCAACTGACGATCTGACGGCGCACTAACTCCGCAAAGTTGATGTCCTCGAACATGCCGAGTGTATCAAAGATGGGAGCAAGAGCACTCACGCCCCGCGTCTGCGTAACACGTTTCGGGTTGTAGACGTGAAAAACCTGCTTATTGCCGTCCTTGTCGTAGGCCGAAATCGGCGTGACAACATCGCTTTTCGCGACAATACCGGACGGGTCGATATCGTCCTTCGTGAAGTAATACGCGACCCGCTTGCGTAGGTCGTCCAACTGCACACCGTGGACAATCTTCGCCTTGCTGGTGTATGGCGACCGGCAGCGATGAGCCTCGAACAACTGGAGAGCGCCAGTCGTCAACGGGATGGGGAAGATATCGCCATCAACCAGCATGGAGCGGAATACAAGTTCCTCCATCTGGTTAAAAGTAAGCTGGCCTTGAACGTCGCAAGCGTCCGCATCAAGCGACCACTCTTGCCAACGCTCAGAAATCTCCGCGTTTAGCTTGTCGTTCCCGGTTTGCGGGTCGAGCGTCAAGCCGCCGTGGATCGTGCAATCTACCGCCCGGTTTACGATGTGACCGACGATGGTGTCGTTACGGTCCATGTCCCGCGCAACTTCCATAATCTTTAGGAAGTCACTCTCGGTGCGATAGTGGTAGTCCGCGCCGGACCCGCCCGGCTGAATACCCGTGCGCTTGCGGCGAAAACGGCTGCTCTTGGCTGCCGTATAGTCGGCACGCATGCCCTCGAATTCGCTGGCCATGTTGGCGGTGTTACGAGCCATTAACGGAACTCCTCGAAAGAGAGTTCCTTAACGCCGTTACTCGCACCGCTCACCGTGCCCGCGTTCGGGTCATTGCTCATCCACCACGTTTTTGCGGCAGCCAGTTCGGCTTGGATAACCGCTCGCTCTTGGCGCACGCGAGCACCGCCCGCGCCCTGCGTCTCATCGACGAGTCGGCGCAGCAAGAGACGTGCGGCCTCAATAAACAACTTACAGGAACTCACAGACCCGTTCAGGTCGTAAGAAACGTTGTTGTCGTATTGGGCCTGCACTTCGGCAAGCGTGCTGGCAGAGGTAAGAGCCATTCCCGCATGACAAACTTACCGTCTCTCGTGTCAACACTACTTCGGGAAAGATACTCCAACGCTCTCAGCTTCGTTGGCGACCTGTTCCATCATCCACATCACAGCCCGCGCTGGAGAGTTAACAGGAATGTCACCATCAGCCCCGCGAATAACCGCCTGATTGCGAATCAATTCGAGCGTCAGCATCTTCAGTGCAAACGCCTGCCGGTCGTTCGTCATCTGAACGTTGGCGTGCCGCCCCGCGTATTGGGTCAAATCCACTTTCCCAATCGGAAATTCCAACATACCAGCCGTCGCCGCGTCTTTACCCTTCGCCATGACACTCCCTTATCGGTCCAAAACACAAAAAGCCCGGTCCATGCCATCTACATTCAACATCAAATCGTCACTTCGCGCCGCTTGCTGCTGTCGCGGTTGCACCACCGCCTGCGGTTGGACGAGCGAAACACCCGCCATATTGGCCCCGCAACACGCCAAAACAGTCGAGTCAAACCAGTGATTTGCCCTGTTTTTCTTCACCCAAGAGACGATTTCGCCCTTCCCGGCCACGAATTCGACCTGTTTTTCTTCTGATGTCTGGTGCTTTGCGAACGCAAGGTGTTCCAGGTTGTTCGCGGTGGCGAATAGCTCCATGCTGCCCGGTGATCCCAACGCTGTCCGCCAGCGTTCATGCAGCCATGTCTTCCAGTAGTCGACGTTGATTTCGACCAGCGGCGTAACCCACCCGGCCCCGGTTGGGATGGCGGCAATGTGCCACTGCTCCCCGATGTGCTTGATGCTACTGCCGGTCGTTTTCGGCGAAGAGTACATCCCGGCCCGCTGCGTCGTGCCCTGCCCCTTCGACGGCATGAACGCCCCGCCAGATTCGCCGCAGAACCGATAGACAACCTCGGTGCAGTAGCCCGAGTCGACGAGCACAAGACGCGGGGTAAGCTGGCCGACGTTCGGCTTATTCCATCCAGCGGCGAACGCCCCACGCAGGTCACGTAGTGTGTTCAATATGGCCATCTCTTCAGCCATCGTGTCGGACGCGACCGGCTCAACGCCATAATCCACGATGTGACCACGGCAGCCCTTGCGCCATGCAACCGCAGTCCACTCGATGTGATACTTGTGAACGTCGATTCCACAGGTGATTACGTCCGCGTCTTCCGGGACGTAGCCCCGTGCAGGCTGGATACAACGCTCAGAGATGGCCCGTGCATCGAGCGACACCAGCGCCTCTACGCTCGGCTTGGGCGGCTTGGCCCAAACGAACTGGCACATCTCCCGCTCTGCCGCCTCTTCGTTGTCGCTCTTGGTCGCCCGCCACTCTGCCGCCCCGATTTCCCCGGCAGACCGGAAGAAATTGTTTGCCGCCGTGTACCGATAACCCAGCGTGAACGTTCGCGGATGCTCTCCGACGATGTCGCCATCAGGCGTGACTTCCTGCCCTTTGTGGACCAGCAAAGCGTCAGTGTGCGCCCGCCGTCGCTCGTCTTCCGACCAATGCTCCCCACAGTCCGGGCAGTAATAGGCCGACCGTTCGTAGGCTGTCATCTCGTCCGGTGCGTCTTGCCAGCCCACGAGAGCATCGCGATCCGGCGTGACGAAGTGCAGGCAATGCGGGCACCATAGCGCGATCCGCGAATCGCTGCCGTTCTTCAACTCCTGCCACGTCCGCCCCTGTTCAAAGCTGGTCGTACACTCCAGATAGATGCGTGCCTTCTCGCCAAAGGATGCCGTACGCGCCTCAAGCTGCCGAAGCGGATCGGCTTCGCGGCTCGCGTCCCCGGCCTCGTCCAAACCGTCCGTCTCGGTAACGATCAGGACACGCGACGTGAACGCGGATCGTTTTTTATCGGAACCGCCGCCCGACATGAATTTGAGAACGGCACCGTTGCGGAACTGGATGCTCTCAAACTCACCGCCACGCGATCCAGCCCCGGTTGATGGGATGAGGTCACGATACCGGCTCGCACGGATAACCGGCTCGATGTCGACTTTCCATTTGTCCTGCGCAATCTCCATCGACGGCAGGCCAAGAATGACGGTCTCGCGATGCTCGAAGAGGTGATACAAAGCCGGGATGATAAACCCGATCAGCGACTTACCCGATTGAACCGGACCCGTCAGAACGTGCCGCCGCCATCGCTGTGAGTCGATCTGATCGAACCAGATACGAACATGCGGTTGACGCTCAACGCTGAACTTGAAGCCCTTGTACGGACCATCAGGGATAACGATTTCCTGCTCTGCGAACTGGCGCATTGTCCGCAGACGCGGAGCGCGTGCCAGCATCGAAAAGCGTTGCACCTCGCGGCGAAACGTCTCGATATCAACTCGCGTCCCGTTGACCACTCGTCACCCCGTCCAGCATCTCCGAAGCCTGATCTAACACGCCCTCAAGGTCCGCCGAAAGTTCCGGGCAAACCTTGTTCACCTTTTCGCCGAAGCCTCGCATAAGCACGGAGAATCGTTGCAGCCAGTCGCGGACAGCGTCGGCCTCAATCAGTTCGCCCCGCTTGGTCGCGTACTTCAGTTCCTCTTGCTTCGCTCGCCACTTGCGGAACTCCTCCAACCACTCCGAGGACTCCCCCTCGCCTGACATCTCCGGATCGGCACGCTCCGCAGCCGCAGCAGCCCTACGGGAAGTCTCATCGAGGCGAATCCATTCCCGACAATCGTCGACTACGTACCGCCCCTGCGTGCCCGGCATCCCGCACGACAGCTTGTCACGCACCCAACTGGCGGACCTCCCCAGCGCCGCCGCTAGCTGCGCTTGAGTAGCGACCACCTGTTTTTTAAGCATCTGTCAGGCCTGGCCTCCGCAGCCGGGTTTTGAATCGTTTTGATACAAGAATTGTGCGATGTTTGCAC